CGTAATATGGAAAAAGAAAACAAAACGTCTCGTGCGAGCCAAACACGGTCAAAATCTGAAAGACCAAAAGTGTGGGTTCCACCTTCATCTCTAGATGCACCCCCTGCACCTGATGGATTCAGGTACAGATGGATAAGAGCCGAAACAGTAGGCTTTCAAGATACGAAGAACATAACTGGACGATTAAGAGAAGGTTATGAATTAGTTCGTGCCGAAGAAGTTGAAAACTCAAGCGACTATCCAGTTCTCGAAGACGGGAAATACAAGGGAGTGATTGGGGTTGGAGGCCTTCTTCTTGCGAAGGTACCGATCGAGATCGCGAAGCAGAGACAAGACTATATGGCAAACCGCCATGCAGAACGAAGCGAAGCTGTAGCAAACGATCTAATGAAGGAGCAGGATCAGAGGATGCCAATCAATGTTGAAAGGCAATCTCGTGTAACCTTCGGTGGTACAAAGAAAAGTTAAATTTTCGCGGGTTAATCCCTATCATCGAATTAACGTTAACCATTATTGGAATAGGAGAAAACTATGGCAAACAGAAACACACAAGGTTTTGGACTTATCCCAGCTGGAAGATTAGGCGGTGGAGCCTCAATCCAAGGTCAGGGAAAATACAAAATCGATGCTGGCCACAGCACAACTATATACAATGGTGAATGTGTTAAAATCTCTAGCGGTTATGTAGTAGGCGGAAACGGTTCTGCTGCAGATATCATAGGTGTTTTGAACGGAATCTTCTTTAATGCGGCAACAACTTTGAAGCCGACATTTTCGAACTTCTACAAAGCAACTATCACACCGGCTAACAGTGAAGACACAACAGCCTTTGTTATAGACGACCCTTTCCAGCAATACGTAGTCGGAGCGGATGACGCGACTGGAGTGACTACAATGTTAGAAACGTATGACATGAACACATCAGCAGGTAGCGATACCACTGGTAAATCATCAGCGACTTTAGACATTGGAACAACTTCAGCGAACGGTAAACAATTCAGATTATTAAGATCTGCAGAGGATCCTGAAAATGAGGATGCTACTGCAGCTTTTGCATCTGTAGTTGTTGTATCGAACCTGAATTCGTTCAACGGCCACAATTAATAGGAGTATATAGACTATGGCAATATCACGATCGCAACTAGTTAAAGAACTA